GCGTCTTGAAGATGATGTCCGCGGCGCCGAAGTTGGCCAGCGTACGTGTGTACATAGCCTTGATACGCTTTGCCGTGTCCTTCGTCTGCGCCACGATGACCGAGTTCCAGCCCTCTTTGAGGAACATCTGAATCCAAGCCATGTATAGCTGCACGAGCGTTGAGCCTCCCCACTGACGCGCTTTTAGCAGAATCAGACGTATTGGCTTTCCTGCGAGTCTCATGTCCTCTAGACGCCCGAGAAGAATAAGCTGGGCGTAGTTCAGCATGAACGGAATCGTCTTGCCCGACGTTTTGTGCTTGATGAAGAAACAGATGGCGAAAGCGAATGCCGGGTCCGTTCTGAGACGCACGAGCATCATCAGACGGCACGCATCGTCGAGCGTTATGGCCTCGCCCTGCAGGTCCTCGGCGTGTACGCCGTTGAAGTACTCCACGTAGGCTGCCACAGAGCCGAGCGTCTTCACTTTCTGATAGATGGGAGCACTCATCGTCTCCGGCGTTAGCCATTGCTCGTTCAACGGGTAGTCGGGCAGCACCAGTTTTTCCGTGTGGCCGTGCACGCCTCGGCCGGACTTTTGGTCGATGCCGATAAGACGTAGCTCGTTGATACGCCTTTCGTTTTCCTGCAGTACATCATCTATGTAGTACGACGGCTCTTGCAGGTCTTCTTTCTGCTCGCTTATTACGGGCATGTCGTCTAAGCGAGGCTGCGGCTTCTTCTTCGGCTTCGGCGGCTCCTCTTTTTTCTCAGCTGGCGGCAGCTTAACGCCCCATTTAAGGTAGCCAGGGCGGACGGATTTCTTTTTCTTTGGCTTTGGCGGCTCTTCCTCCTTTTTTACGGCTTCCGCGAGTTTTTGAGCCTCTGCGATACGCTCTTTGAGCGTAAGCGCGCGCTTAAGAGTAGGTATATTTTCCATAAAACGAATGATATTACGTATGCGAGCAGGTGTATTTTCCAGTTGTAGCTCGGAACGAACGCTAGCACGGCGTTTAGGACGAGCAGTTTCCAGTTGTATATTTTAAGTATGGCGTCTCTGCGCGCGAGCATGGCGAATATTATACCCGAGATACCCACCGTCGGTGTAGAAAGGGCAGAAAACGGCAGAATCGCGGCCGCTGTTGCGCTCAAATACGCGGGAGGTATACTTGCCCACCTCGGACGAAAACGCGCGATTACGTAGAAATTCGCAGCAAGGTGAAAAACATTGGCGTGTGTAAAGTGAAAAGTAGCTGCAGAGAGTAAGTCTCCGCTCGTCAAAGCCGTTTTTGGTACAATCGCGCAGAGAAAGAGTAAGAATAGCGTCGGGTAGAAAGACTTGTCAATCCGCATGGCGTCTGTGTTTTTTGCCCGTACGCCAGATGATTCTTTTGGCGTGTACGGCAGAGATGTAAAAACCGACTGACGGCTCTGCAATGATGAACGAGGCAAGGAAATAAGGCGATGCGTTCTTGAAGATAGGCTGTTTTGTGAGCCTCTGGTATTTCTCCAGCACCTCTTGTTCGAGGCCTTGCTTTGCTTTTATTGTGAGCTTATTTTTACTGTTGTAGAGAATGCGTCTTAGCCTGTGATAGACGCCGTAGAACCCGACCCACATCCTCGGCTGTGGGCTTTTCAGTATTAAATCCACTACCTCGTCGTAGGACAATTCAGGGTGCGACTTCCACGTCTGCTTGAATTGTTTGTAAAGTGCTTCGTCTCTTTCTTCTTTCATGGTATTAACACGCTGAGAATTAGGTAAGATAGAAATCTGCTGCAAAAATGCCGATTAAATGTGGGCACAAAACCGCTAAATGACAAAAAGTCAAATTCGCGGTATTAAAACGAGTAGTTTTGGGCCGGATAAACACACAAAACAGCTGAATATGAACGAAGAAATGAACGAGAAGCCCGTGCAGACTCCCGATGTAGCAGCCGCTACGCCGGAAGAGGCCGCACCCGCTACGGCGAGCAATGAGACTTCGGCTCCCAGCCGCCGCGACCAGTTCCGTGAACGCGTCTCTAAGCGTTATCCCGACCTTAACATGGACGACGAAGACGCTTATTACGACCAGATGGGCAAGACGTTTGACGAGTACGAGGGCTATGAGAATAGCACGCGTCGTCTGCGTGAGTCGATGGAGAAAAGCCCAGAAATGGCGAAAATGCTTGCCGCTGCACAGGGGCAGGACAATTTCGACCCCATTGCCTACATGTTCGAGAACGCGCAGGGCGACATTTTAGCGCTTGCACAAGACCCCGACGGCGCAGCTAAGTTCGGAGAACTCCGCGCTCAGCAGTTGAAACGTCAGGCAGAGAGCGACGAGATACAGAAGTCGCTCGAGGACAATATGCCGAACAGCATATCTGCCATTTCAGCAAAGGCCGCAGAACTTGGTCTTGATGAAAACACGACAAAAGAGATTGTCGGTGAAATGTTCCAAGTAATGGACGACCTCGTTCACGGAAAGATTGACCCCGAGGTGTTTGCGATGATGGCGAAAGGCCGTGACTACGACTCCGCTGTTGCGCAGGCTCGCGAGGAAGGCCGTGTAGATGGCGTGAACACGAAGGTGAACGACAAGCTGCGTACACTGGAGAACAAGCAGGAGCGTGTTGCAGGTGTACAGACACCGATGAAGGCCCCCACGCCTCAGAGAAAGAGAGAATACAACATGTTTGTAGACGAAGAGGATTAACATTTAACCCCTTTTAATTATATAATTATGAAGAAGAGTTTTTTTAAGAAGATTAAGGCCGGCGATGTGCTCGGTCTTATGTTGCTCGCCCTGGCCGTATTGTTCAGTGGCGGCATGTCGTTGGCCGTAGCTGCCGACGGACAGGGCATGGACCCCGGTTCTAATTCCGCAGACCCCAACGCGAATGCCCCTGCAGAGGGCACGATTACGGACGTTCCCAACAAAGGTTTGGAGCAGCCGTCTCACGCTTCTACGGCATCGGTGCTGGATGACGAGGGCTTGGTAGAAAATCATATTGACGATTATGTCAGTAAATACCGCGCCTATCGTTACCCGCTGCACACCGATATTCTACGTAAGTCGCGCCAAATCAAGGTGGACACGAAGGAACCCACTGACTGGGAGGTAGGTGAGGCTGTTCTGGAGCTGACTACTATTGGCGAAATCACTGGCGCTGAGGGCGAGGTTACTCTGACTAAGGGTACCCATATCGCAAACGCTGACTGGAACATCATCCGTGCTAACGTAACCCTTATGGTTGGCGTTCCCGGTGGTTATCAGGGTGCCGTGGCCGATGGCTCTCCGCTGATTTTGTTCGTTACGGGCAAGACCAAGACACAGATGACCGTCATTGCTGTCAATGGTGCTCCCGGTACTGTAAACACGCAGTTGAAGAAGGTGCCCACTATCGCAGCTGGTACTACTATCTTCCCCATGGCTCCTGCTATGAGTGAGAGCGAGGTAGAGATTGAACCAGACAATGCAATGCCTACCGAGCGTGCTTGCTACCTGCAGAAGAAGGTATGCGCCATCACGTACACCGAACTGTTCGAGCGTATCAAGAAGAAAGCACGTTGGAGCGTTCAGGACATCAAGGACTACAGCCTCGACATGTTCCGTCGCATCTGTACGCGTTCTATGCTGATTTCCGCCCCGAGCAAGTTCCAGAAGTACAACGAGAAGACTGGTTGGGAGACCGCTTACACCGAAGAGGGTATTCTTCGTCAGATGCGTCTCGGTTACGAGCTGACCGATGCACAGCTTGACTTCTCCGACCTGATTGCCATCCAGGCAATGCTTTGCGGTAAGTACAACACGCCTTATGAACTGACTGCTTACTGCGGTACCAAGTTCGTTCAGCGTCTGCTCAACATTGACTTCACCAAGCACAAGGAGTACACCGTGCGCAACTACACCGACGAGACCACGAAGATTAAGATTACGAGCTTCGAGTCCAACTTCGGTACCATCAAGTTCGAGCACGAGTACGGACTTGACGACCTCGGTTACAGCGAGTGCGCTATCATCTTCGGTGTAGAGGAGGCTAAGCACTTCTACTATCAGAAGAACAAGACCCTCAAGATTAACCACGAGAAGGGTGAAGGCGGTGAAGTACGCGAAGCTAAGAGCGAGTACTACATCAAGGACGACTGCGTGAAGCTCGACACCTTCAACTCCATGATTGTCGGTCCTTCTGAACTCGTTGGTGGTTACAAGCTGAGTGCTCTGGACGTAGTGATTAAGAGCGTGAACGAGCTGCCTACTGCAGGTGCTGTTGGCGACATCGTGTACTTGATTAACGACTATACTGTCGGCGACTCTGACGAGACTATGATTGCTATGGGCTTGTACCAGTGCACAACAGCCTCGGCAGGTACCACACCCGCTGTTTGGTCTCCTTATGACGGCAAGAGCACATTCATCGCGTAACGATTAAAACAACATTACGCTGTGTGAATACAGGACTGGGGCCTCGTCTCGATTTAGGGGCGAGGCCCTTTCTAATTAAGACAAATAGAACAATCAAAAAGCTATGGTAAAAGTTTATGAATTGGCTCGCTACGATGCGATGACCGTGCGTATTAACTATCTTGGGCAAACAGTAATCG